GCGATAGCGCCTGATCAACCCGCCCGCCTTTCCTCGCCCTCATTCCCCCGGAGTTTTCCATGACAATCACCCGCAACCCGTTTGACACGGGCGGCTATTCGCTCGCCGAGATGACGCAGGCGATCAATATCCTGCCCAACCTCTACACCCGTCTTGGCCAGATCGGCCTCTTCCGCTTTGAAGGCGTCACACAGCGCTCAATTGTCATCGAGCAGCGCGAAGGTGTGTTGAGCCTCCTGCCGTCCGTCCCGCTGGGCGCACCTGCAACGGTGGGCAACCGCGAGGCGCGCTCAATGCGCTCTTTCGCCTTGCCCTGGATCCCGCATGACGATGTGATCCTGCCTGCTGATGTTCAGGGCATGCCAGCGCTCGGCCTATCGGACGCTGCCGATCCGCTGGTCGAGGTGATGAACCGCAAACTCACGCTCATGCGCCGCAAACATGCCCAGACCCGCGAATATATGGAGATGAACGCCCTTCGCGGTATCGTGAAGGACGGCGCGGGCACCACGCTTTACGACTATTTCACCGAGTTCGGCCTTGAGAAGATCTCGATCGACTTTGTCTTTGGCACTGCTGGCACAAACGTGCAGGGCAAAGTCCGCAACGTGCTGCGCGCGATGGAAGACAACCTGCTGGGTGAGACCATGACCACCGCGCATGCGCTGGTCAGCTCGGAATTCTTCGACAAGCTGATTAGCCATCCCAAGACCGAAGAGGCCTACAAGTTCTTCTCCGCCACCGGCGGGCAACCCTTGCGTGAGGACATGCGCCGGGCCTTCCCCTTCGCGGGCGTTCTGTTTGAAGAATATAACGGCTCAGTCACCCTCTCGAACGGCACGTCTGAGCGGCTGATACCCACAGGCGAAGGCATCGCGTTCCCTTTGGGCACCTTCGATACCTTCACCACCTATGGTGGGCCTGCCAACCTTCTGGAGACCGCCAATACCATTGGCCTGCCGCTCTATGCCCGCCAGATGATCGACGCCAAGGGGCGCTGGATCGACCTGATGACCGAAAGCTCGATCCTGCCCGTCAATAAGCGGCCGCGCATGGCGATCCGGCTCTTCAGTGCAAACTGAGGCACCGCATGACCTCCGCCTTCGCCATCGCGATCGACGGGATCTTCCACGATCCGCACATCGCCCGGGACGCGGTCTATATCGCCCAAGGCGGCACTCAGATTCTCATCCGTGTGGTCACACGCCGCGCGGATGAGATCACCGAGTTTGGCGCGGCACGACTGTGGTCAGACAGCACGCGCATTGACCTGCGCGTTGCCGAAGTCCCAAACCCACGTCCGGGCGACCGCATTGAGATCGACGCGGAGGCCTTCCTTATTCAGGGCGAGCCTGTGCGCGATCGCGAGCGGCTTGTCTGGACCATAGATTTGAGACCAGCATGAAACTCAACATTACCATCTCCCCTAACCTGGCCGCGATTATGGCAGGCGAAATCAAGGCAGGCGAAAAGGCGGTCACTGCGGCGATGCGCGCGGCCGGGGCACAGCTTAAATCAGACTGGCGCGGGCAGATTACGCAAGCGGGGCTGGGTCGGCGGCTGGGCAATTCCATCCGAAACCAGACCTATCCGAAGGCTGGTGAGAGCCTCGATGCCGCAGCACTTGTGTGGTCAAAAGCGCCCATGATCATTGGCGCCCACGACACCGGGCCCCTGATCCGCTCCAAGGACGGCTTTTGGCTGGCGATCCCGACAGAGGCTGCAGGCAAGGGCGCACGCGGCGGCCGAATTACCCCCGGCGAATGGGAACGACGCCGCGGGCTCAGGCTCCGGTTTATCTATCGCAGGCGGGGACCGAGCCTGCTCGTGGCCGAGGGGCGGCTGAACAATCGTGGGCTTGGCGTCGCCTCAAGATCAAAAACCGGGCGCGGAAAGGCAACAGTGCCAATCTTCCTGTTGGTGCGGCAGGTAAAACTGCGCAAGCGGCTTGATCTGGCGCGGGATGCGAAGGCTGCGCAGGAGAGGATACCCGGAGCAATTGTGGCGAATTGGGTAGAAGGAAAGATCGGATGACTCCCCGAGAAACCATCCTCACCGCCCTGGCGGACCTGTTGCGCACGGTACCGCACGTGCCGGTGTTGCGCGGCGAGGTCCTGCCAGAGCGCATCCCACCTGCGGGCCTGCTGATCCTGCGCGATGGCGATCCCGGCGATCCTGCGGTGACGCTGTCGCCACTGACCTATCATTATCAGCATCGCAGCGATCTTGAAGTCATCGTTCAGGGCGCGGACCGCGACACGGGTTTCGCTGCACTTTGCGGACAGATTGGCGCGGTGATCACTGCCGACAGAACGCTGGGCGGACGCTGCGACTGGATCGAGGCCGAAGCACCACAGCCGGTGGATTTACCTGTTGAGGGTGCGGCCAGCCTGAAGGCCGCAATCATCCCGGTCGTTCTGCATTATTCAACGTCAGACCCACTGGTCTGACCCGGTAGCCTGACCCACCCCACAGTTTGAGGAGAACACAATGGCACGAGCTCAAGGGGCGCGGTCGCAGATGGCGCTCGCGTTCGAATCCGTCTACGGCACCTCGCCCGCGACCGGTTACGTCAAGATACCCTTCGCCAGCGCGACGCTTGGCGCAGAGCAACCGCTGCTCGATTCGGAACTTCTGGGCTACGGGCGGGATCCGCTTGCGCCGATCAAAGATGCACTGACCGCTGATGGCAATGTGGTGGTTCCCATCGATGCGCGCGCGTTCGGCTATTGGCTGAAGGCCACCTTCGGCGATCCGATCACCACGGGCGCTGAGGCGCCGTACAGCCACGAATTCCGCTCGGGCAACTGGACGCTGCCGAGCCTCTCGATCGAGATAGCCATGCCGGAGATCCCGCGCTTTGCGATCTATGCAGGCTGCGTGGCCGATCAGCTGTCCTGGCAAATGACACGCTCGGGGCTTCTGACGGCCTCGGTGTCCATGGTCGCCCAAGGCGAGACCTTGGGAACCGCTACTGGTGTTGGCACGCCAGCAGAGATCGCGCTGCAGCGCTTTGGGCATTTCAACGGGGCCATCAAGCGCGAGGGGGTGGCACTGGGCAATGTGGTGTCCACTCAGATCACCTATGCCAACAACCTCGACCGCATTGAGACGATCCGCGCCGACGGCATGATCGATGGTGCGGATCCTTCGCTGGCCGCGCTCTCGGGCAGCATGGAGGTGCGCTTTGCCGACAATACGCTGATGGATCAAGCAATCAACGGTGCCGATTGTGAACTGGAGTTCTCTTACCTGCTGCCCACAGGTGAGAGCCTCACGGTCACAGCCCATTCGGTCTATCTGCCGCGCCCGCGTGTCGAGATCGGCGGACCGCAGGGCGTGCAGGCCACCTTCGATTGGCAAGCGGCCAAGGACGCAGTGGTGGGCCGAATGTGCACGATCACCCTGGTCAACGATGTGGAGGCGTACTGATCATGCTCAAACTCGATCTGTCAAAAAAGCCGCGCTGGCTTGAACTGTCACCCGGGGTCCGGGTGCAGCTGCTTCCGCTCACCACGGCACTGATGGTGTCCACCCGTGGCGATATCACAATCGAGACCCTGCCCGAGGAGGCCAGCAACGAAGACCGCGCGCTGGTCTTTGCCAAGGCGCTGGGGCGGCGGGCGGTGATTGCCTGGGAGGGTGTGGGCGACGCAGACGGCGAAGTGCTGGGCCTCACGCCCGAGGGTGTTGACGCCTTGCTCGACATCTATCCGATCTTTGAAGCGTTCCAGACAGGTTATGTCGCCAAGGCCCTGGTGTTGGAACAGGAAAAAAACGTCTCCGCGCCCTTGCCGACTGGCACTTCAGCGGGGGCGATCGGTACTGCGAGGCTTGCGAAGCCCTCGAGGCTTACGAAGCCCGCGAGGCCCGCAAAGTCCCGTGCCCAGACTGTCCGGCAAAAGTAAATCGCCCCCAGACTTTTGAGGGTGTGCAGATCTGGGACCTGGTCGGGCGGTTGGGCGGCCAGCTGCGCGCCACAAAGCAAATCATCCTCGGCTGGGACATGGGTGCAGCCCTCGCCATGGCGCGCGCCCTTGGCATCAACGGCCTCGTGGCGATGGAACTGCTGCCCGAGATCGAGGCGGTGATGGTCAAAAAAATAAACGAACGGATTGGAGAGCAGGATGTCCGATAAACGCGTCTTCGTGCGTCTCGCAGCCGTGGGCGGACGCCAGGTCAAGGCCGAGCTGCACGGCATTGGCGACGCCGGTGCCCGTGGCCTCGGTCGGCTGTCGCGCGAGGTCGATATTGCAAATGCACGCCTCGCGGCCTTCACCCGCCGGGCCAAGATTGCGGCAGCGGCGGCTAGTGCGGCTGTGGTTCTTGCAGGTGCTGCCATGATCCGCTCGGGGCTGCAAACCATCGACCAGACAGCCAAGCTGGCGCAGTCGCTGGATACAACCGTGGAAAGCCTGCAAGTGCTTGAGCGTGCCGCTGATCTTTCGGGCGTCTCCATGGGCAATGTCGAGCAGGCCACGGTGCAGCTGACACGACGTTTAAGTCAGGCAGCCGCAGGTGCTGGGCCTGCCGTCGATGCACTTGACCGCCTTGGTCTGTCTGTCAGCGCGCTGCAAAGCCTGCCGCTCGATCAGCGCATCGCATTGATCCAGGACCGGCTGGCGGAATTCGTGCCGGAGGCCGAGCGTGCCGCTGTCGCCTCACAGCTCTTTGGCGACCGCGCCGCCCTCGTGTTCACGCGGATCGATACCGCCACGCTGCGCCAGGCCACCGCTGATGTGAATGATTTTGGCATCGTCGTCTCCGAGCAGGACGCCGACCAGATCGAGCGCACCAACGACGCAATCTCACGGCTTGGCCTGATCTGGCGCGGTGTCTCGAACCAGCTGGCGGTCGCCGCAGCGCCAGCGCTTGAGGCAGTGGCAGATGCTCTGGCAACCATGGCGCGCACCAGCGGCCCACTTGGGGTGGCCATCAAGGGCCTGTTTGAGAACATCGGCCGGCTGACCACCTACGCTGTGACCTTTGCAGGCGTGATGGCAGGCCGGTGGGTGGCAGGGCTCGTGGCCGCGACGTTCTCGGTCAGTGGACTGGTGACCGGTCTGGTCTTCTTGCGAGCGGCGCTGATCCGGACCGGCATCGGCGCGCTGATCGTCGGCGCAGGCGAGCTGGTCTATCAGTTCACCCGCCTTGTCGCTGGTGCGGGTGGCTTTGGCAACGCGATGGACCTGCTGAAGAACGTGGCGGTCGAGGTCTGGGACCGGGTGTCGCTCAGCGCGGATGCCGCCTGGGCGCGTGTGGAAGCTGGCTGGGCCACGGCGCAGGCTGGCATTTATGACGGGCTGCAATCGGCCACAGAGGCGGTGGTGGGCTGGGCAAACAGCACCGTCAACACCTTTGAGGGCACGTTCCTTGCGGTGCAGGCAATCTGGGGCGCTTTGCCCGATGTGTTTGACCGCGTCGGCGCCCTTGCCATCAATGGTCTGATCGAGGTGATGGAGACCGGCATTGCGGGCATCACGGAGGCGATCAACACCGTGCTAACCTGCGCAGGATCTTCTATCGCTCGAATGGCATCGGCCCCAACTGCGTCAATTGGGACGTGGGGCGCGTCACAGACGTGTTCCAGGCCTTCGCCGACAGCCAGATGAACAGCCCGTTCTCCCTTGGCAACTGGGAGAGCCTCACCTCAATGGAGGAGATGTTCGTCCAGACCATCGGCGATTACTACGGTGGACGTGACGGGCGTGTGCTGTTCAATCAGCCCATTGCCAGCTGGGACGTCAGCCGCATCACCAATATGCGCCTGATGTTTGGCTGCACCATGCGCGCCAATGCCGGAAAAATCGGTGCAGCCTTCAACCAGCCGTTGAATGGCTGGAATGTCTCCGCCGTGCAAAACTTCGAAGGCTTCATGGGCCATCTCGCCACTCCCGGCATCAGCCAGAACACCCATGCGTTCAACCAACCACTCAATCAGTGGAACACCTCCGCTGCCACCAACCTGCACCGCATGTTCGCGCTGGCACGCAGCTTCAACCAGGACATCTCCGCCTGGAACATCGCCAACGTCATCACCACATCCGGCATGTTCCTCGGCGTGTCGGGGTTTCATGGGTTCAACCGCTCTCTTAATGCATGGGACGTCTCGAGCGTCACCGATATGAGCGAGATGTTCGCGAATTGCGATTATGACCAACCGCTCGGGGACTGGAACGTCGCGGCCGTCACCACCATGCAGGGGATGTTTCGCAGCGGGCTGTTCAACAAGCCGGTCGGCACCTGGGACGTCTCAGGCGTTACCGACATGGCCTTCATATTTGCCTCCGTCAGCACCAATGCCCAACGCGCCTTTTTCGATCAGGACATCGGTGGCTGGGACGTCTCGAACGTCATCACAATGGAGGCGATGTTTGGCGCGGTCGGCGCGGGCAATTCGCAGCGGGCCAATTTCAACAACGGCGGCAGCCCCTCGATCGCGGCCTGGAATGTCTCCAACGTGACCAATATGCGCGCCATGTTCCGCTCTGGCGACAGCAACAGCGTCAACCCCTACCACCGCTTCAACCAGCCCATCGGGGCTTGGGATATCAGCCGCGTCGCCACCCTGCGCGACATGTTTCGCGGCTGCCGCCAGAGCTTTGATCAGGATATTTCCCAATGGCCGCTGCGCGCACTCGGCGTCGATCTGACGGATTTCATGGCGATTGATGTCGAGCGCGCCTTCTCGGAAGCCAGTTATTCGCGCCTTCTGACTGGCTGGGCCAACCGCGTTGCCACCATCAGCGGGCCGCTCAATGGTGCAGCGCTCTTCGAGGCGCGCCGCTTCAACACCACCGCCTATCAACCGGGGTCGCGATTCACCAACGCGGTGGCTGGGCGTGCGTTTCTGACCACCCCGCGCAGCCTGAGTGTCGCGGGGGCCACCACGCCCGCAGCAAACGGAGCCTATCCCTTTGACGCCGCCGCCAGCGTCTATCTCAACGCCGACGGCTGGTATTTCCTCAAGACCGGCCCCGACTGGACCCTCTACGACCCCGACGACAGCGCGCAGGCGACCGGCACTGGCACCGACCCTTGGAACGTCACCAACTGGAGCGGCCTGCTTTCAGCCGCAACGCTGCTGATCGCAGGCGCCGCCTGGACACTTTCCGGAGACACCCCCGCATGACCCATGATTTGACCGCAGACGTAAAAACTTACTGGATCGCGCATGACAGCGATAAAATCGAAAGCGGGGTCTTGCCAGAAGGCGGGACGCTCTCAACCGGCATGGCGTATCTTGAAACCTATACCAGCCCTTTGCTGCAACAAACCCGGCTGCACCGTTTGCGCACCAACTATCAAACTGCCTTGGGCCAATGGCTGGAAACACTGCGGCTGCGCGACCCATTCCAGTTTCTTGCGGATTACCGCTGGCGGCGTGAAACCGGGGGCGTCACGCTACCGTCTGGCGTCCGCATCCACACGGACCAGAACACACAAAGCAAAATCACTTCGATGATTCTTGGCCTATCGTCTGGGCTGGTCCTGGAGCCGATTTCATGGAAGGAGCAAAACGGTTGGGTGTCGCTGTCCCAAGCCGACATGTTTGCGATGGCCGGAGCTGTAACTAAACATGTCAGGAAGTGTTTTGCGGCGGAAGAATACGTTTTGGGGCTGCTGGCCGAAAGCGATACCGTAAACGTCACAGCCGCGTTTGATCAAGCGTATGAGGCTATCGAATGAGACGGCTTCCTCGCCCCGTTTACATCGCCTGGCGGGTGATTGAATCGCTCGGCCAAGTCAGCTCGCGGTTCTGCAATGCCGCATTATTTGGCGGCTCTACAAGGCAGTCGATCAGCGCCCGGGCCCATATCGAGCAATGGCCCAAAGGGCGCGCCAGGATTGATCGGTTTTTCCGTCTGTTCGGGCAGGTCAATCACTGCGCGGCATCATGGGCTGCCGAGGTCAATGACGCCCGCAAAACTCTAGCCATTAACGAAGCGGGGACGCAGGCATGACGACACTTTATGAGGCCACGCGCGATCTGCATCACGCCTGCGAAGCGCACGCCGTGGGCCAGCGCATGACGGCGGGCACGGTTTCGCGCCAAGAATGGGCCGACTGGCTGGCCGCGTTCCGCGCAGTCCATGTGGTGATTGATCCACACCACCCTGCACATATGGCGCGCGTGGCACTGCTGGACGCTGATCTGGCCTTGCTGCCCAAGCCATGGGACGGAAAAGCGGCACAGGCGCTGGCAGACAGTCTGACATCACCGCAGGCGATTGAGGCCGCTTCCTACGTCCTGCACGGGGCCCACCGGCGCGGCGGCCGGGTGCTGGCCTCCACAATGGGCAAGGCAGGACTGCCGACCGCGCATGTGATCTATCCGCTGCCTGCTGAGGTCGAGACGTTGGTCAAAGCTCTGCGAGAACGTGCTGACCTCGCAAACGGCGCGCGTGCCGTGTTCGCAGGGCTGCTCGTTGTCATGGATGAGATCGAGGCGCGCAGATGAAGACCTTGTCTGATGACCTGCAGGCGCATTTCGCGTCTGGCACCACCACGCTGGCCTGGTGCTGGCGCATCACTAGGGCTGATGGCGTGGTCTTTGGCTTTACCGACCATGACCGGTTGCTGAGTTTTGACAGCACCAGCTTTGAAAGCGAAGCCGGGCTCATCCCGTCAGAGCTGCGGCAAGGGTCTGATCTCTCGGTCGATGCGCAAGATGCCGAGGGCGTGCTGTCCTCGGACCGCATCACCGAGACCGACATCCTCGACGGGCGCTGGGACAACGCCTCGGTCGAGGTCTGGCGCGTCAACTGGCAGGATACCGAGCAGCGCGTGCTGTTGCGGCGTGGCTCCATCGGCCAGATCAGACGCGGGCGGATCGCCTTCGTGGCGGAAGTGCGCAGCATCGCCCATGTGCTCAACCAGCAGGTCGGGCGCGCCTATCAGGCGCAATGCGACGCGGCATTGGGAGATGCGCGCTGCGGTGTCGATCTGAACAATGCGGCTTTCCGGGGTGAGGGCACGGTGGGCAGCGTCCTGCGCGGCCGGGTGATCTCCAGCTTCGATTTGGGCAGTTTTGCTGCTGGCTGGTTTAATGCAGGCACGATTGAATGGAAAAATGGTGCCAATGCCGGGCGGCGCGCTGAGATCATGCTGCACGAGCTCTCTGGCAGTGGAGCCCGGCTGACACTGTTTGCGGAATCCGTGAATGACATTGAACCCGGCGACGCGTTTGTTGCCTTTGCAGGCTGCGACAAGCGGATTGAGACCTGTGCTGCGCGGTTCAATAATGTGGCCAATTTTCGCGGCTTTCCGAGCATCCCCGGACAAGACGCCATCCTGCGCTATGCGACGCAGGGCGGTGGTCATGATGGGCGCGTGTTGTGAGGCGCGCTGCAAATCCTGACCGCGTGATCGCCGCAGCGCGGGCGTGGATCGGCACGCCGTACCATCATCAGGCCTCACTTCTCGGCGTGGGCTGCGATTGCCTCGGGCTTTTGCGCGGGGTCTGGCGTGATGTGGTGGGCTTGGAGACGCCGGGCCTGCCGCCCTATTCCCCGGATTGGGGCGAGGTGCGGGCAGAGGAGGTTCTGCGCGATGGCTGTGCGGGCTGCATGATCAAAGTTGAGGATGCGGCGGCACAGCCCGGCGACGTGGTGCTGTTTCGGATGCGGTCTTGGGCCATTGCCAAGCACGCGGGCATTTTGGTCGCCCCGGACCGGATGGTGCACGGGCATTCCCTGCACGGCGTCGTTGAGCAGGCGATCACCGCAGCGTGGTGGGCGCGCACGGCATTTGTGTTCCGGTTCCCGGACGGTGGAGATATCTAAACCATGGCAACTTTGGTCTTGGGCGCAATTGGTACCGCAATCGGCGGCAGCCTTGGCGGCACCATCCTCGGCGTCTCGGCGGCCACAATCGGCGGCTTTGTCGGATCAAGCCTCGGCGGCATGATCGACGCAGGCCTGGTCGCGGGCAATCAAAACCAGAGGTTTGAGGGCGCGCGGATCGACGCCTTGCGCGTCTCAAGCTCCACCGAGGGGGCCGTGGTCAGTCGCGTGTTCGGGCGCATGCGTGTTGCGGGCAACATCATCTGGTCAACGGATTTCAGGGAGCGTGCGGTCACGACCACCGTGCGTGGCCCGCGCCGCTATGGTCTGTTCGGGCCGCGCGCCACGGCCACCTCGGTCAACTATTTCTACACGGCCAGCTTCGCGGTTGGCCTTTGCGAAGGGCCGATCACCGGCATCGGGCGCGTTTGGGCCGACGGCAAGCCGCTCGACATTACCGGCGATGGTGTGCGGGTCTACCAAGGCACTGAGACGCAAATGCCCAATTCCACAATCGTGGCACGCATGGGTGCGGCGCTGTCGCCAGCTTACCGCGGACTGGCCTATGTCGTGTTTGAGGAGCTTGATCTTCAGGATTTTGGCAACCGCCTGCCCCAGCTGACCTTCGAGGTGTTTCGCCCCCTGCCGGACGCCGACGTGGCCGAAGGGCTGGTTCCGGCTGTTGCGATCATCCCGGGGTCAGGCGAGTTTGCTTATGCGCCGGAAATTGTCATGGCGGAGGCTGGTGGCTCCCAAGGCCTCAACCTGGGGATATTCGGCGGCACAACAGAAGGCCTCAAATCCGCCCAGAACGCTGTCGCCAGTACGACCAAATCCAACTTCACGGTGTCGTTGGATAACTTGCAAGCGATGGTGCCCAGCGTCAAAAGCACCTCCCTGATCGTTGCGTGGTTCGGCACGGACCTGCGCGCAGGCCAATGCAAGCTGCGTCCGGGCGTCGAGGTCGCGGTCAGGAACACGTCGCCCTATTCATGGATGGTGAATGGCGTCACCCGCGCGGCGGCGTACCGCGTGAGCCAAACGGACGGCCGCCCGACCTATGGCGGCACCCCCGCCGATCAATCGATTGTCGATGCCATCAAGGCAAGCAAAGCGCGCGGGCTGCGTGTCACGTTTTATCCAACCCTGCTGATGGATGTCCCTGCGGGCAACAGCCTGCCGGATCCCTATTCCGACAACACAAGTGCTGTCGGGCAGCCAGCGCATCCATGGCGCGGGCGGATCACCTGCAGCCCGGCTGCGGGTTTTGCGGGCACAATCGACAAGACAGCGTCCGCCGCGTCACAGATCGCAGCGCTGTTCGGATCGGCCACGCCTGCCCAGTTTTCCGTTGTGGGGGAGCAGGTCTCCTTCACCGGACCTGCCAGCGAGTGGGGACTGCGCCGCATGGTGCTCCACTACGCGCATCTGTGCAAAGCAG